ACCTTTTGAGGCAACAGATTTAGACATAGAAGATGAAGAAGATGTACCTTTTGACGAATCAGACCTTGACATGGAAGATGATGGGTTAGAAATGGCACAGGGCGGTGTAGTACAGGCGGCTAATGGTACATTTGTACAGCCCACACCTACTACTCCTAATGCTGGTGTATTCTATAATCCTGCTGCACAACCAACTACAGGCGTAGCTGCTGCTCCTATGCAAGCAGCATCAGCAAGTGCAGCACCTAGTGTTGGTCAGGCTGCTACACCAGTTCAGGCAGCGTCAGCAGGTCAGCCAACTATGTTTACTAATTATCAATTGCCTCAAGCACCTGTACCAGTAATGACAGCACCTGATCAACTGCCTAAATTTTTAGGGGAAGTTGCACCGGGAGTAGGTGGTGTAGATTACACAGAAGAAGTATATGTGAATGAAGCAGGTCAAACTGTTACGTTTAGACGTTACACAGATGGTAGACTTTTAGATTCAAGCGGCAATGAAGCCGTAATACCTGAAGGGTACACTATTAAATCTGAAGCAGAGAAAGATGTAGGTACAGGGCCAGTAAAGGTTGAAACTGCTACTGTGCAGGATGATGGTGATGGTAGAGATAACAATAATGATCCAGACGGTTTAGGTACTTCTGGAGGAAGATTATCATTAGGCGGTACTTATGCAACTAGCGGTCCAGCTAAAGGTGCTAGGACAGGTGTTACTCAATTTGGTGTATCCTATGATATACCGGGGCAAAAATTTGGCGGTATTCCACAGTTTGCAATGAATTACAAAGATTTATTAGCGGGTACTTTGCCAGATACTACAGTAGTTTCATTACAGCGATATGGACTTACTACGGATCTTGCATATAAAGACTTTTTAAGTTTAAAAAATAATCCTATGAGCCAAAAATCACAAGATATTATAGGTGGTTTTGATCTTGCTAATTTAGCAGGGGCAAATCAAGTTAGTATAAATGAAAACTTAGACTTTGTTGATAAAAACGGTAAAGCTGCAACATATGGAGCCACTGTTGTTGCAGGTGCAGCTATCGCAAATACTCTTAAACCCGACAATATTTTTGGTACTAACATTGGAAAAACTTTTGATGAAAAATATGCAGACTTATCCGATGTTGAACGAGGTTTAGTTGATAATCATTTCAGTGCAGAAGAAGAAAAAGATGCAGGAAAGGGTATGACACTAGGTGATATACCTTCAGATATAAGTACGCCTGAAGCTGCTATTGCGTATGCAAATGCACAAAGAGCAAAAGCAGATAAAGCAAAAGCAGATAAAGCAAGGGCAGATAAAGCAAAAGCAGATAAAGCAAGGGCAGATAAAGCAGCAATTGACAGCTACGTAGAGCAGTCAACAGGTAGAGATTCAGACTTTGGTGGATT